TAAATTTGAAAGGACATATAGAAGCAACTGCAGATGTGGCAAGACGGTTAAGTTTAGTAATGAAAAATAAGAGCGAAGAAATAGGCAAGAATATTTATTTCCATGATCTTTTGAAACTGGCCGGTTTCCCTGAACTTATCCCTAAAGTTCGTAAAAGGAGCAAAAGACTTACTAAAAAAGAAATCAGCGTATTAAATAGAGCAGATGAAAAAGTAGCGATGACATCTGTTACTACAATAGTGAATAAATATAATGAATTTAGTAAGAAATGCAAATGTAGTTTTCGTTTGGATAACAGAAAGCATAAATGGACTCGTTTCTATCAAGGGGATGCAGCAATGATAATGATAGCTGAAAAGGCAGCTAAAAAATTGCTGAGCAGTCTTAAAATAGGGACGAAAAGAGTAAAGGAAATTAGCAGCTCTAAGGGAATATCTAAGAAAATAGCAACAAAAGGAACGAAATTAGCAAGTCGCTATGTGGCGATAAGTTGATCGCAGCTCCACAGACATTTAAATTCGGAACAAAAATGTATATTCCGGGATATGGTCTGGCCACAGTTCGCGACAGAGGCGGAGTGATAAGACGAGGCAATCGTCTTGACGTATATTTTGACACGCATACAAAAGCATTAGAATGGGGACGACGAAACGTTTTAGTTATAATATTTCCAGGAGAATGAAATGGTTCAATTACCACCATCAGAATTTACTTTCGGATCGTACGGCTGGACAAAAGCTCCTTGGGATGCAATCAAATCAACTAAAGGATATACTGACTGGTTGTTGACTCAGCCGATTATTGGGTATTGTGATGGAGCTATAATCGAGATACGTCCAAGACTAAATGATATGGCGGTTATGTTTGAAGACGAAGAGTATAAAGGATGGAATCATATCCCTAAAGAGATTTGGAAAATATATTTGAAACAACTTAAAAATCAAGCGGAGAATGAAAATGTGGTTATGCATTGATTGCGATAAAGAATTCGAAAATCCTTGTGCTTTTGAAAATCCAGAAATCGGTCTTACCTGCCCGTTTTGTGGTAGTATAAGCATAGTCGATTGCTCAGATTTTTATATGCCAGAGATGAGCGACGAAGTTCCGGAGTCTGTAGAAGAACAAATGGCAGATACATATGCAACTATCAAAGACTTAGTTCCAGAACAGCGAGAGCATCCGAATTGTAAGTGTACAAATAAACCTGATGATTCAGAGTATTTAACTGATTTAAGCCGTGATGCTTATGGCCGTATTGTGGAAAGAATTCCACAATTGTCTTTCGACGATCTGCGTATTAATAGAAACGTTCTGCTTAATTTACCGATTGATGATGCGATTATGAATATGAAATCACCTGCTAAATTCAAGGCTTATGATACATATATGGACAAAATGACTGAAAGATTTCTACATACATTCATCGACGATTGTTTTGTACCATAATCTAATAGTCATTATTATCGGACGCAAAAAATATTTTGCAAATATTTTTATAAAATAAACATTTTTCTCTTTGCTTTCGCCTTGTTATGTGTTATACTTTAGGTAGATAAGAATTAAGTTATTAAATAATTGATGAGAATGAAATGGAAGCTATAAAATTTGAAGTGAAATTAAAAAAAGGACAAGATAATTGTATCTTTATTAAGGAAGATATATTCTGTAAAAATTGGGAGATACTTCGCACAAGAGTAAGTAGCAGTTGTGCAAGTGTGATGTTTGTTGTTGAAGCAGAATATCAAGCCGTACAAGCAGGCTGGGGAATTGCTAATGCAATCAACGGCAAGTTTTTTGGTAAAATAGACCCAAGAAAATCATAATATTATGGTAAACAACAAACAAAAAACCTTTTAAGTATTTCGTACTTTACTGCGACTTGCGAGACGAACGACAAACCGTGAACAGCGGTAAAGGCTTGGCTGAAATATCTGAATTTGTTCAAAAAGTTATGGCTGAAAAACGAGTCAGAAAAAATAGCGAGTAAAATATGAGAAAGAGAAATCAAATAACAAAAAAGATTGTTAAACACAAATGCTTAAGTTGTGGGAAAGAGTTCTCAAAGGACAGAGGCGAAGAGTTTGTTTTTCATATAACACACTGTATCAAAATAACACCATGCAGAAAAAATAGTGAGTAAACAGGAGAATGAAAATGGAAAAAATCACGCAAAAATCACATCCGAAAGAATGGGCGATAATTAAAAAGGTGTTGCCTAATTATCGTAAAAGGTCTGCTTACATTCATCGTCAATCCAGCGTTTCGCTTTATGGACGATATTGGGACGGCGGCAGTCGAACGGTTTGGTATATCGTTCGCGGAAGTTTAGTTGAAATAGCTCCGAGCAGAAACGATTCTCCACTTACTGCTCCAGATATAGAAATTAATTTAGACAATCAGAACGACGGCGTTACAGTAATGGTCGTATCATCTGGAACGTTTTGTGGCAAACCAGCGACAGCAAGTTTATATCTTGCAAAAGCGATTTTATACCCCAAAGATAAAAGTTTATTACCACATCAAAAATTAGCTTTAGAGTCAATAAAAAATACTTCGCTTACACTTATAATGCCTAAAGGAGCTGGTAAGGCATGCAGTGTATAATTAATAGCAAATAAACAGGAATGATAAAATGTATAAAGTCAGAATCGTATTAATAGAAGATGAATCAAGTGAAGAATTAGAGTTCACGGAAAGAGATTTTGGGAGATAAAAACAAAGCTGAAGGTGCTTATGAAGATTTAGTCAATGATATGATGTGTATGGATTAAAGGATAGAAAATGAAACGTATAATTATAATTGGCTCTCGTCGCAGGAATACTGAAGCAGATTTAGCTATAGTGGAGGCTCATCTCTTAGAAATCTATGAAGATGGCGATATTCTTGTAAGCGGCGGATGTAAAAAAGGCGGAGATAAATTTGCGGAGATTCTTTCAGCAGATTATAATATTCCTATAGTCGTTTGGAAAGCAGAATGGAATAAAGATGGGCATTATCGCCGTTGGGCTGGTTTTGCAAGAAATACAATTATTGCTCAAAATGGAGATGTAGTAATCGCTTGTGTCGCATCAGATCGTACTGGTGGGACTGAAGACACAATTAAAAAATTCGAGAAATTTATGCCAGACGGTGAAGTTATTTTGTGTTGAGAAATGAAAATGGATAAAGAAACCAAAAAAGAAAATAACTGGAACTATAATAATTGTGATTATTTGTACTGCAGCAATATTAATTGCAGAGTACATTCAATTTTTGCATAGAATAATCGATAGTAAATAAAACAGGAGAATAAAGATGAAACGAATAATAGCACAATTATTAAAGTTTTTAGGTTTTAGGCCACATGCATCAACTGGGATACACGAGTATATTACTTATGGATACGGTGATTTAGATTCAAATGGCTTTTGGCAATATCCACTACCTGATGGCGAATATGTAGGAGAATGAAAATGGGAATTGAAAAAACAAGAATATTATTATCTGATAGTATGACGGATGTAATAATTAAAATGGCAGGCGGCAATCCTGGTGCAATTAATTCACTTATGCAAATGATAAAAGAGGTGCCACAAATAGATCCACAAAATGCAATGGGCGGCTTAGGCACTATTCTATCATTAGATTCTTTTGGTATTTATGAAGAGCGTATCTGGGTGCTTTACAATGATGTTTGTAAACAAGATATGACAAATATGATTGCTTGTTTGAGAGCGTGTCAATTAGGTTTTATATCTCAACAAGACTTGAACGATTCTATTAATGGGAATATATCTTTTGTTCTAAGCGAAATATTACAACAAGTGCAAGAGAGTTTATCGGAATTTGGGAAGAAATAAATGACATCTGAAGAACAAAAAGTATTAGACGAAATTTTAGAAGAGGCAAGTAAACATACTGATGATTGTCAATGTAGTGATTGTTATCATGCAAGACAAGCAGGAAGAAAATAAACAGTAGAGAATCGAAACTATGGAATTAAAAATACCAGCATTTCCAGTTCTTGAGCCATTGTCGAAAGCTACAGCGACAGCATTGTCTCCGTTGATACTTTTACCGACTGATTTTCTCGAAATTGATATCGATGAAAAAGAAGGTAATCATTTTATGGTGCAAGCTGTTTGCTTGAAAAAATGCCCGACGAACGCCTTGCCGTCGATAGACGATGCTGCTATGCCCGCTTATGTAACGACTCCCGATGGTGCGTTCTATAAAGAAGACGCATTTTATCACTATCCAAGTTTTAGTGCATCATCTACCTGGTTCCATAGAGTTCCAGAACGCTCTCAAAAGGGTTTTGGATTCTGGCGACTGGCTGGAACAGATTACACAGCATTGATAATTCATCACGCTTGGCCACACCATAAACTAATTTTTAAGTCAGAAGAGGCACAGCTTCTTTATACTTTTTTATTAAGCAGATTCTTTGCTCAGTCTAAAAATGCGATAATAGCTGCTGAGTTCAAATTAACAGGCAAAGTCCCTGAAATGCCTAAAGATTTTATTGAACATAAAAGACTTCCATTAACTGATTATCAAAAAACTGCATTGTTTATTAGTTTACGAAGCAGTGCATATGCATTATTTAAGGAGCAGGGAACTGGAAAGACTCCTGTTGTCATCAATAAAATATGTTTAGAAGCAGCAAGAAAACGAGCCACGAAAAAAGGAATGTATCGAGCTTTAATAATTTGTCCACAGCAAGTTCGTATAAATTGGGAAAGAGAATTTAAAAGATTTGCCACGACTCCTGGAAAAACTTGCATCCTACGTGGCGGGAATTTACAAAAAGTACGACGGCTTATTGATGCTCTTCGTGATGAAAGCGACTGTGCATGGTCAGCTTGCATAATTTCTATCGATTCTGTCGCATCAATTTGGGATGCTATAAAAAAATTGCAATGGGATTTTGCATGTATAGATGAGTCTCATAAGATTAAAAATCCATCGACTAATCGATTTAAGAATTTAATGCTTCTTGATGATACTCATGCGAAGTCAAAAGAAATTTTAACAGGTACCCCTATTAATAATTCGCTTTTTGATTTATGGGCACAATTAGAATGGCTTGGAAAAGGCTTATCTGGATTCTCTACTTTCGGTAATTTTAGATCTTTTCATGGCAAATGGGAGCAACAAATGCAAGGCGGCACGGGAGTTGCGAAACTTATAGGCTTCAAACATATGCCGCTTATACAAGAAAGACTTGCAAGATTATCATTCTTATGGTCTAAAGACGATACGAAAAAACTCGTTGCTCTTAAATATCCAGGCGTTGCGTTTGATGATTTACCGCCTGAAGTTCAAGCATTGTTACTTCCAGAAAAAGTTTATGATATTTATGAAGTCGCGATGAATTCAAAGCAAGCTGAAATTTATAAGCAAGTCGCAACGAAGCTTGTCGCGGAAATCGACGAACTTTTAGTGACGGCTGCGGAAAAAGGAACGCAAAATTTAACTGTTGAAAACATCTTAACAAAATTAATAAGGTTGGCTCAGATTTGCTCTGGATTCGTTAAGTTAGACGATGAAATAGATTTAGAATTAGAGCAAGTCAGACCCGGACAAATACTTCAAATATCATCGAAGAATCCAAAAATAGAGGCGTTAATCAATATAATAAAAGAGGATTGGGAGAATGATCCAAATAGTAAATGTGTTATTTGGGTGTCATTTATTGAAGATATAAGGGCAATCAGCGAACGTCTCGCAATAGAAAACATAAATCATATTGGTTACCATAGAGCTATACAAGATGCCCGTTATCGTGTAAAAGATTCTACAGCAGCAGAAGATGTAATTAATCGCGACGATAGTTGTAGAATTCTTCTCGCGAATCCATCTTCAGCAGGAATCGGGCAAAACTACTTAGGCTATAATGTAGAGAAGCCAGAAGATTCATTAATGTATGTAAACCATCATGTTTATTTTTCTGCAAATTGGTCTGCCGTTGATAGGATCCAAAGTGAAGACCGTTCTCATCGTCGCGGGACGAGAGCTAATTTGCGGATAACTGATTTAGTGATTCCATACACCATCGACCAAGAGATTCGCGACCATGTAACAGCCAAAAGAGATTTGGCAATGTCTATTCAAGACATTAGAAACATTCTTAATAGTGTATTGAAAGGATACAGGAGATGATAGTTGAAAAAGAATTAATGAAAGCAGTATTAACTGGTCAAACTAACAAACCTGATGACCATTTAATGTTGGAAATCAAGCCGCATCCAGGAATTTGTGGGTGTTGTATTCTTACAATTTTGAGAAGACAGAATTGCCCTTCTGAAGAATTCGATATACGAGCTGCTATTACAGTCAACGTCTCAGAATTAACGAAAGTATGCGAGATGCTTTCCGGTGTTGGGTTATAGGACGTAAAAAAAAAAAATATTTACAAAATTCTTATTTTTCTCTTTGCTTTTGTCTTGTTATGTGTTATACTTTAGGTAGAAGGGACAAGAAAAGAATTAAAGGAGAATAAAATGAAAACAAGATATGAAGTTTCTTGGTGCGAAACTGGCCACGAGGATTTTCACTACAAGTGTTTTGACGAACAAGAAATGGCTAATGATTTTGCCCCCTAACACTAATTGCTAAAAATCAAACTTTTCACGGCTGTTGCTCTATTCACGAGCAAGACGCAATAAAGTATTCAGATGAAGTAGGCCCTTTTATAAACTGGGAAACAACAAAAGCGTGGGAATGTAGCGATTTAGGTATAGCAGAACTTTAGCCCAAAAATTATTGATGCAAGACGAAATAATTAAATAGGTGGTAACAAAATGAATTTATTAATAGACAACTTAAGAGACGGTTTGAGTTACGATATTATCGCTCGAAATTCGACAGCAGGCTTATTGGTATTAAAAAGTTTTCAAAATATCGACGAACTTCATATTGATTTCGATTTAGGTTTTGGCTCTGAACACGATGGGCTTTTCGTCGTTCAACGTGCGTTGCGACTTGGTATTTTGCCTGATAAAGTTGTTATAGTTAGTACGCATCCATATGGACGCAAAATGATTCAAGAACTTTTAATTGAAAATGGATTTACACAAACGAAATTATCTCGTTATGAAAGACAAAAATAATGATGCTATTAAAAATTTTATTGGTCGTAATTGCAGTTATAATATCTTTTATATATATTCTACTAATGAGTGGGATAAAATGATTATAAAGAGACATCCTTGGTTAGCGATTGAAATTGAGGAGAATGAAAAATGAGTAATTTAAAAAAACGTCTAAGCCAAGAACAAGCAATGAATAGTCCAACTGGCAGAATAACGAGACCCCCAGAAACGATTAGGTATGAGCTACTTCTTAAAGCCATTTCGCATGGAAGCAGATTTAACTTTGTTTCGATGGGCAGACGATGCGGACGTACAAAAGCGAGATATTTGTTGCAAGCTGATACAAAGAAGCAAGCAGATGCAAAGAAACAAACGAATAGTTTAATACAAATGAACTACGCAGAATTGGAAGCAAGAGTAATGGAAGACTTCATAAAAAATAATCCAAATAAAAGAATCGGCATTAATGAAATGTATGGCATTAATATCAATGGAACGCTTAATGGGCATTTTTCATTAGACGAGCCGCCAAGGTCGGAACGCTTGACTGCGAAAATAGAAAGAACGTCTTGCGGCGGTGGTTCTTTTAATAGTGCAGATTGCCCAAAATGCGACAAGACGATAATCATTGGCCGCGAGTTAAACACCATGACGGCGATGTGTAAAAAATGTGGTTGTGTTTTTAATTTGGAGATGTACGACAAATGAAAAAAGTAATCCCAACATCTGTATTTTTATTGTGCAAGAGTGGTGCGTTAATCGTCGGTAGTTGTGCTGAATTTCTATTAGGTATGCGGTCTGAATGTATTGATTATGATTTAATTGTACCACCGGAAAAATGGCATATAGTCAGTCTTTTAATTGAATCAGATGCAGGAATTAATAACCATGGCGGTTTTAGGTTTATGGATAGAATGGGAAATGAAATCGATATTTGGCCAAGTTCAATCGATGAATATTTACGGCATTGCAAACCAGCTTTAGGTGGACAAACATATGTTGTTGATTATATTACAAGCAGAATTTACACAGCTTATATGATAGGTACAAAAGATGGCAAGACAACTCAATAAAATGTCGTTAAACGAAGCATTAGGTGTCTTCGGTTTTGAATCTGGGTGTGATATAACTAAAGATATTATTGTTAATAAGTTTCGGAAGCTATCTTTTAAATATCACCCAGATAAAAATCCAGGTATGGATATAAAAGAATTAGGTGCCAGATTTACAAAAATAGTTGAAGCAAAAGAAGTTTTATCACGAGAATTAGAAGCAATAAAGACGAGTCCTGATTCTGATTCTAAGTCTGCAAGTACAAAATTTAATTCATCTTTTGCTCAAGAAATAATAAATAATATTAAATCTAAAAGCGGTAAATTTACTACTTATCAAAAAGGAAAGTCGAGGAAACGAAAATGAAAGATTTTAATTTAGACAAACAGGCACAACCAAAAATCAGTAAAATTGTTAAGAGTGCCAACGTGCGACAAAGAAGAATAGCATCCGTCGTAATGCCAAAATTTAATAAAAAATATTGTCGCGAATGTGGTTTTCGTATTCGTGGCGAGAATCATGCAGAAGGAACGCACCACAAAGGCGTTAGTGTATTGATGTCAAGCAGACATTAAACGAGAGACATATGCTAAACAACTCAATAATACGAGGAGAACAAAATGGTTACAGTGCAATTCGAAAAAATAATATCTTACACATAGGTGTGCCCAGTGTGCTGTTGTATTAATTGTGAGAATACGTTAGCTTCAAAAGCTACTAAGGCTTGGTGTTTATGCTGCAACACAACTTTTAAAATTGAACAAGATAGCGTATTTAACGGATTTTGCTATTTAAAAATAAACCAAAGTAATAAATGTATTTAGAATTAGAAAGGATGATGATATGGAAAATGATATGAAAACAAAAATAAAACGCTTAGCTCAATTTATGTTTGATAATGCTGAGTTGATCGAAAAAGAATTGAAAAAATCGTCTCATTATCGATCTCTTCAATTTGCTATAGATATGTTTAAGAAAGACAGGCCAAGAGTTAAATTAAGCCTGTCTTTATATGATGAAAAAACAACTCATTATTATTTAAATGATGATGAGATTTGTGTCGATAGATTTATTTCTCTCTGTAAGCAGTTGAATAACGAATCTGAGGTTGATTTTCCGCCGAAACAAGTTGAAGTACGAGAGATACTTTAGAAAGAAGAGATGAAAACCAAAGTAGTAAATGTACATAAGCAAATGTATGACGTTTGTATTATGCGTCCTGGAATCTATCAGAATCCGTACGTGATTGGACGAGACGGGACACAGGAAGAAGTCGTCGAAAAGTTTCGTGCATATTTTATCGAACGAATTCATAGGGATAAGAGATATTTAACAGCCGTCGGGGAGTTAAAAGGTAAACGACTTGGATGTTGCCACGATTCAAAACCATGTCATGGCGACATCTATGTTGAGTTTCTCGAAGGCGAACGATAAAATGAATCGTTAAATAATATTAACAAAGTTTGAGGAGAGTGAAATGTTTTATAACCAATCAATTAATTATGTCGGAATCTCAAGTGCTATTAGTATAGTGATTATTTATTTCGTCGTTGTCTGTACAGTGGTTGCTATAGTGAAAGCTACATTCAAAGAATGAAAAAGAAAAACAAAAAACCAGCGAAGCCAGCGAATAAATTGAAGCTGCTCCATATTGATATTTACGACTTTGATTTGTTCTACTTAATATCAGATTGGGCGAAGTGTGTAAAAGTTCTTAAGACTAAATTTAACCATCATGATGTAGATAGTAAACAACTTGGGACTGGCTTCGCGTTGCCGGTGGAACGAGATGATTTAGGTGATGCTTATTTTATCTGGATTGACGAAAGAGCAAGCGACCAAATAAAGATACACGAATGTTTCCACGCTACAAAGTATATAATGAACAACCATTGTGGTTGCGACTTAACAAATGCTTCTGAAGAAGCGTATGCATACTTAATGGCTTTTATCTGTGCGAAAGTTATGAGTTTAATAGTTAAATAAAAGCCATCTTACTTTATAAAATGAAACGGAGAATCGAAAATGAAATTTACAAAACTGGCGATGTTAATTTTAATTGCAGGGATGCTGATTGGTGCAGGATGTACGATAATTCCGCATAAGGATTATAACCCTGAACCAACTATCGCAGATGTTATAGCAGCTAAACAAAACACAACGTTTCAAGGCTGCGAACCATTGCCCAGTCTCGGTTCGTTTGGCAGCTATTTTACGAATCATTATAATAGCAAACAGTATATAACCGAACGGTTCGTTCAGTTTGAATACGTTAATCCAGCGACAACTCGATTTCTTTGGCAGAAGAATGCGAAAGCCAGGGCGTATATGCTCGCTGAATATGGTTATACAATTCCATAGAAACCTAAATTGAGGAGAACTAAAATGAGAAAGCAAATGACAATTACAATGACAATCTTGTTGATTGTTGCAGGGATGCTGATTGGTGCAGGAGGTTGTAATCAGGCTAATGTACGAAATTATGGTGTATTGGGTGGTGGCTATGGTGGCAAAACTGATTCAGGCAATTTAACTTTAGAAGGAGTGCAAGTTAAACAGAATCAACAAGGCAGAGATAGTTTAGTTGGAATTGGTTTTACTGCGATATTCAATGGTGGTGATATCCCGGCAGACACATTAAACTATCCTTGCCCTCATAACTTTTATGAAGATTTAGGATGGAGGCGAGATATACCAGAAATGGGTATTTTTGCAAAATATGGAATTGAAATTGTAGAAGACACAAATCTATTTATAAATGGATTTGGTGGAATCACAGTTGCAGATGAAACTCATTTAGCTCAATCATACGCTACTGGTTGGTATTATGAACAGGATGTAGCTTGGAACACTTATGGTTTATATGGCGTGGGTATAAGCTATGCCCCAAATGATAATACATATCTTCAAGTTGATTATGATAATAGACGAGGCGTTACTCTCGGTATTGGTTGGAAGTTTTAATAACTGAAGCATAAGTAATGAACATAAATAAATCATTCAACACTGAGCAGACAACTATCGCTGCTCAGACTTAAATGATTTGTTAAAGAATTATAAAATTGGCGGAGACTAATATGAATGACGGATATGATTTAATTGACAAAATAGCAGCAATAACAGTGACTATACTTATTATTTTAGTTTCCATGATTGCACTTGCTGTAATTTATGGTGAATAACAACATAAATATTATTGGGGATCGAAAATGAAAATCGCACAAAATTGTCCGTATTGTAAAGAGTTCTTTGTTACTGAAGTGAGACTGAAGACTTGCCCGTTTTGCGAAAAGGCATTGCCTGAAAAAGTGGGGCGAGTGAAAATGAAAGCAGATACGCAGGATCCTGCAGAGCTATTAAACTTCGCATTGGAGCAATGGAAACTACGTAAGTCTGCATTACAAACTAATGAACATACAGCAGGGCACAGGGCAGAAATAGATAAATTATTAACTGCCATTAAAATAGCAGTACCATCTATTTCTTGTAACGCAAAACAAGTCAAACAACCAGAAGTTCTTGAAAAGTTTGTCGAAGAGCCATCGACTGATATTATAAAAGAATTTGTTGGTGTTAGAGAACAAGTTCAGCTTCTTTATAATCTCGTCTATGGATTTTTGGCGAAAAATAACGAGCAGATTAAATCTAAGCAATTAGCCAGTGAAGAGCTTTGCGATTTTGGATTCATTTGCAGAGATCTTGAAAATATATTAGATGAATTACGAAAAGAGTTAAAAGCCAGAAAAGAACTTTGCGGCCAGATCATAGCGTTCCGTAAAACTCAAGAATCGATACAAGACCCATCTATTAGCATGAAAGTGCAAGGGCAGTTCGCCACAGGGACTCCTGATGTAAAGATGCAGGCGGCCTTGCCCCACAAGTTCACAGATGAATATTATCAGATTACAGATTATCTTGGCGTGCCGCGAGACGTTGCGTCGTCCGGCGTTCTACGCTTAGACTGGAAACGAGTCACTGAATTTTTAACACAATTAACACGAGACGGCAAACAAATACCAGAAGGTTTTGGAAAGCAATATCCATCATACGTTACTGTTTATCGTAAAAGGAAGGTAAAATGAAATGGCTGAGATAAGATTGGGAATAGAAATGGGTGGCCAGGAAAGTTATGCAGCAGCTTGTGAGAAGTATGGATCAGATTTTGCTGATGCAATTGTAGCACAAGAGTGTCAATTACATGCAGATAATCTTGATTGTTTTGATGAATGTGCTAAAGAACCAGGTTGGAAAGAATCTATTGCTGATTCGTTAGAAGCAAAGAAAGAGCATGAAAAATGGTTAGAAGAAAACAATATAAGCCCATAGCAAGAAAGGTAAAGTGAGATGAAAGAATGTAATAGACAATGGAATAGCTTTAATCATCGAACACCATCTGATAAAGAAGTTTTTGAATAGGGATGGGAGAAGGCATTACAATGGCACAAAAATATAGCAGACCAATGTGAAAAAGATTGTACAACAAATGCAGATTATAAGCATTTATATTTTCATTTGAAACAAGTATTAAAGAATGAGTTGAAAGGAGAGACATAAATGAATAAAAAGTAACGGTTAAAGAATTAAGAATTAAGAAGTATGAATCAAGAATTAAGAATCAAAAATTGTGAGTTAAAGAACTAAGAAATGAAACTTTTGAATTTTGGAGAACTAAAAATGAGTGATGAAAAAACAAATGGTGGCGGCGGAAGTCTCGCGTCGCGAAACGAAACGGCGATTAATAAAGTAAATGTTAATCCAGATTATTTAGCACAATATATCGAGAAAGACGACAGTCTTGATGCTTTACAAGAATATCGAACAGTTCCACGCTTTAAGATTATTCAGGCAACATCAGATAAAGAGCTTGTCGATAGTTTTGGTATTGGTACTGTAATCATTCGCCCAGGCGATGCAATGATTTGTAAGCACGAGGCTAATCCAAAATCTTTTAATTTTGTGCCGTTGTTTTTCTTTATGGAATGGGCAAAATGGCGTGACATAAAAGGCACTGGCCCGATGATTTTAGAACGTACACATGATCCTTCGAGTCAAATTGCAATGCGTTCGCAAAGTGTTAAAACTCGTAAAGAAGTTTATGTAGGCCAAGAAAATATGCCTGAAACGGATAGAATGCATTATATGTATGTCGAGCATATTCGTTTTATCGGTGTAATTTATGGCGACCATCCGCTCGTCGGAACTCCTGTAACACTTTCTTTCGAACGTGGTGAGTGGGGGCAAGGCAAAAACTTTATCTCTGCTGTATCGCTAAGAAGGCAAGTTGTAAATAAGGAGCCAACAAAAGTTCCGCTTTGGGCACAGGTCTGGAAACTATCTTCTCTTTTCCATAATCCTGAGCCAACTAAAAAATGGCATGGATTTAAATTCGAAGCTGCTGAGCAATCAATTATTTTATCAGAAGAAGCTCCTGCGATGGAAAAATTACATACAGAGTTTAAAGAACTATTCGCGAAATCACGACTGATGGTGGTTGACGAAGAGCAAGTTTCAGCAGATGATGCATCAGTAAAAGCCAATAAAGATTTTTAAGGACATTTATGGGAGTTGCTGGTTTACAGGGACACGAATGTATATGGAAGTCGGATATATGAAAAGTGCACTAAGTAGTGTATCGCAGGTCTTTGAGAATAGTAAACTGTAACTAAAAAGCCACAGAATATTTGACGCCAGATAAAGGCTACTCCCTCCGTTATTTTAGAAGCGGGCGACGATTGACAATTGAAATGAATGATGGTGAGCTATCCGACCAAAAAAAGTTGATAGTTTCGTCGCCCGCATTTTATTTATTTATTTTCTATTTGAGGAAATCATTATGATAAGAAAATCGCTTTATTTTATTACAGGGATACTGATGTTGTTAGCTGTGATATTTGTGCCGTTGATTTTACAATATGGTATAAAATTAGTAACAACATATACTATTGGTGTTTTCGCATCAATAATTTGGGTATTGTTAACAACAATGCTAATTGTAAGAGGCTTAGATTTGATTAAAAAAGATAAGAAAGGTTGAAATGCTACTAATCGAAGGAAGTGATTGTCTCGGCAAGACTGTTCTTGCTAAGAAAATTGTACGAAAAATTTCTGAAATGGGCTTGCCAGTTGTCTATAGCTGGATGACAAGACCGAATGAAGATGTATTTGATTTCTTTTTAGATTATAAAAAGTTATTGAATCCATATGCGGTTCAAGATAGATTCCATCTTAGCGGACTGGCGTATCGCGGGGATGAGATTTACGTCGAACGTCAACAGATAATAAATGGATGGATTCG